GGACGTGATGATACCCATCGGCCTTCCATAGTCAGCTTCAAACCGCTGCTTTGTATAGTCGTCGTAGAACGGCATACCGGAGCCGGCCTTCGGAAAGTACCACCACTGCACTTCGCCGAACTGCAAATAGGGTTGCACTCCGGCTTCGCTCATAACCGTCGCCATATCAGCGTACACTTCTCGCCAAAACGCCGTCGAGGCAGGCGAGAAGTTCGTCTGTAGTGCAGGGGTGTTCAGCCAGGCTGCATCGCCGTTAGGATACCTCTGAGCGATCCCCGCCTCCATGGAGTCATCGCCATGTTGGAGTTCCATACTGAACGCAGCTGTCACATCGATTCCATAAGCCTCTAGCGCCTCATAGAAGCTCCGGCTCCAGTCGCGGCAGGCCCGGTTAATCCGAGGACTCGCAACCAGATCTGTCAACCATTTCCCGTTCACGCCCCCAGCCAACCTCGATCCACTGACTACCACGTGGAAGTCACCTTCACTCGGCGATGCAGCCACGGTCACCATGTTACCCTCGGTTCCCATCGCCCTGGAAAAAATGGTGAGCCGATTACCTACTGCCTCGGCGCGAATTCCTGTGTAGCCACGGTTGAACTCAAGCTCAAAAGCCTTGGCGATCGTTTCTGCAGTATCCCCCACTCGATTCAGGTGCGTCACCGCAAGTTCTGCCGCCTCGCCCACACGCCCAAGGCGGACTTGTGTGCTTCCACCGAAGACCGGTATGCCCTCAAAGTCAAGCGTTGCCGAGGCGTACACGTTCCCACTGCAAACTAACTCGTAGTACCACAACGCTCCGACATAGTGATTCTGCCGTGCCGTAAACCCGAGATCCCGAATGAGCCAGGCTGTCCTTTCGGGGGAAATAGCCAGTGAGTGGTCAGTATCCCAGTCGGTTGCCAGAGTGAGCGCCTCATTGCGAGGGAATGCCGGTACATTGCCGGACACTATTGCCGCTTCCAAGAAATCAAAATAGAGAAAGCTGCCGGGTGGCCCGGCATGTTCTATCGTGACCGTGTGCGTCCCGGGACCCAGTTCGTCGACGGGCAGTCGGCACAACACGTCTTCCCCTGGAATCAGCAAGTTCACCGTGCGTGTCGCCGCGGAATCGCACCGAACGCTCACCGCCGCTGCGTTGAATGCACGCCGCGTCCCTAGATATAGCCGATGCGTCTCGCCGCATTTGTATGTACACTGTATCCTCGTCCCAGGCATCGTCGAGAACCGAATCCGCCCCCCAGAGAAATTCCCCAGCGACTCCGTCCAATTACCGGTGTATACCAGCCGTGAGTCATTCTCTTCAATTCGCTGGCTCCCCGGTCCGGCCGCGACATAACCTGTATTCGTTCCTGAAACTTGCCAATTCGTAACCGCGACCGAGAACTCAGTCCGCATGTACATCCCCGCCTGTAGATCCGCCGAATACGTCCAGCGTAGCTTTCTTACTTTCTGGGTTGGTACGATGCGGCCCTCAATATCCACAAGCGTCGCAAAGTCGAGGTCCACACGCCACTTACTCGGAGATGTTCCTCCGGAGAACTTGGCTGACTGGGGAAACCATGTCTCCGTCTTGGCACCGGATGAGTACCCATACAATCCGATCCGGTTTCCATTCGCTCCTGCCGTGCTAGTTTCGAGCGACTGCCCTTCTCCAACGTATTCCAGCCTTAAGACTCGTCCCTGCCTGCTTGCCACAAGAAAGTTAGAAAATATATTAACGCTATCAACGATACCCTGCACTACAGACTCGGGCGTGTCTCCTCCCAACACTTGGCGGGTGTGGTGTTCACTCAGACACGAAATGCCAACATAATCGCCCGCTGTCACTGTCCCCAACAACTCCAGTGTGGCCACTGCGGGCAAGTACGATCCTTCCACCGGAATAGCATGATCTTTAAGAGGTACTCGATAGAATCCTTCTACCCCCTGATCCTCCGCCCAAATTCGAAGATACGGCCAGTCCACAGTGGGGTAAAGATCCGAATCCAATGGAATACAGTTGATCCGGGTCTCCTCGTAGCTCAACTGGAGTCCGCTCAAATCGCCGTCCGGCAAATTCCGAAATGCCGGGTGCTCAATCACGTTATCTCGATTCCATTCCACGACCGCCCAGTCGAACTGCTGTCTCCACGTCCCGCTCACAGTAAAACCGTTAGCACTGCTTCCACTGAACGCGGCACTAGCCGAAGGCCGTTCGAAATAGCATTGCAGATCGCGGTCTGGACGCAATTTGCCGTACATTTGAGCCATATCTCTCCCCTTACAATCGAACCGTTACCGTAAGGTCCCGCCCGGGGCTCATGTCCCACCCCTGCGGAACCGAGACTACATCAAGGTTCAGGTGCGCCATCTGCCGCAGTGGACCGAGCCCGAGCCCCTGCACGATATTCGACATCGTCTCGCCTGCTGGAATATTCAGCAGACAATACTCATCTGCGTCCTGTCGAAGGCGCAGTTCGATGCTGCCACCTGTCGGTGCCTCGCGGACCACCGCAAAAATGTCTCGCACCGCATGAGTCGACTCGATCACAAGCGGAGGAGCTGCATCGCTATGGATCGCCAAATGTCCTTCGTGTTGAATCGTAATTTGGCCGCCAGATAGAGTTCGAATTCCAGAGTCGATATTCAACGTGAAGTTCGCCTGCCGCGTCTCGCCGTTCCCACGCCCGTTCGTGACGTGCAGGTCCGCTGCTGCAATGCGCACGTCAGGCAGGTGGATCGGATACATAAAGGACCCACTCGCCGCGCTTCCAAAGAAGTCTTTGACAAACGGTAGAATCCAAGTCCGGTGTTCGAGCGCGTATACCGTTACACCGGCGCCATGATTCGCTGCCGACGTCCCATGCGACCCACGGATCACCGTCACCAGTCCTCCACCAACTTCGTCCACCTCCACAATCTCTCTCTCGATTTGCACTAACATCCCAGGAGACAACTGTGCCGTGTCGCTCAACGTCAAGGCCGTCGCACTGTCGTCGATACTTGCGGCGAGCTCATTTTCAGGCATCCCCGCTAGTTCGTTCCAGAAGAACAGTTTCAGCGTTCCGGACGTAATCCCCCGTGTATTTGATAGGTCCTCAAACCCAACACCGACCACGTTCAGTGATCCTTGCCCCGCAGGCTGCAGGCCGAACACCGGCATAGGGGGCACATCGGCATCGCCGCTGGCGCCTGCGCCGCCCAGTCGCCAACGCGTAATATGGGCTAAGTCGTATCCACTGTCCCGTCCTAGCGCGTTCACCGCGCGGCCACAGATTTGAACGGTAGTTCCTGGGCGGTTCGGCACCCGAAAGCGCACCGGGCTGAGTGCGCTTCGCGCACCTAATTGCCACCCCGGCTCTACGATTGAGAACTTGCTGGTACCGTCAGGAACGATGCTCCAGGAACCTTGGATCGACAAAGTAGTCTCGTCGTGGGAGACGATGAGCCGTTCCTGCCCGGCGCCTTTGCCCTTCGTGACTCTAACCATATAACCCGAAAATTCGTCGGGTGTCAGTTGAATCGCGCTCGATCCGAGGTGTCCGGCTCCAAACACCGTTGCAGCAGTCTCAGGATGGACCTCTAGTCGCCACTCAAAAAGCGCGTGATCGAAGTTCGGGTCTGGGGGACCCTGCAACTCGGTTCCGGAACCCGTATCGGTGAACACGTTCGCGATTGCAAGGATTGATCCAATTCTGAGTAACTCAGATGGGTTCTTACCTCGATACACATTGAAACCAGTCGTACCTGGAGAGAAACTCAGCCCATGCAGTTGCACCCTATTTGTGTTTGTTCCAGGCGGCACGACAGCGCGCACAAGAAACGACAGATCACTCTCTCTTCCATCGGTGCTGACCGCGGTGATCGCGTAATAGAGTGTCTGGCCACCCGCGAGGCTGCCCCCGGTTGAATCAACCGAAGGCGAGAGTGACAGCAGCGGAATCTCGATGTCGCCGGTAGTCGGCGCACTCGGGACCGCAAAGCCAACCTCCAGCTCTACGTCCAGACTTCCGTCTCCGTTCTCCAAGATCCTCTCAAGCACGGAGTATCGTGGTGTCAAGTCCTCGTCGAGCTCGAGCCCCACGAGTGCCCTCGGCGTTCCAATCTCTGCGCCAGCCCTCCGGCGGGATACTCGGCCGCTTGCCGCTATAGAGGGATTATCTCCGTACCAGTCGTCACTGTGGACTTGCGCCTCAATGACCATCGTGCCTTGGTTTAGAGACGGAGAAATGCGAACGACCCGGAATGCCTGTCTTGACAGACCTTCCTTTTGATATGTGACGGTAATCAAGTCCCCAGGTCGCAGCATAACGCCCTTAACGCTGGTCTCGAACTCGATATAGAGGTTGCCCCGAATCGCCTTGTCGAGTTGCAGTTTCAACACACGGGCCGCCTGGTGAAAGTTCGCGACACCAAGGGCTACAGAGGTCACCGCCACCTCCTGGCGTGCTATCGTCACGTCCTCCACATCTACAAGGGACAGGCTGTCCTGTTGGTACTCATTGAACACATCCTGAAACTCGACACTCCCTCGGTTCGGGCACTCGGCCGTGCTCCGCGACCACATCCGCACTGACGATTCACCGCTGGCGCGCCGTGCAATTCCCGAGCCGTGATCCGACCCGTCACCGAACTCATAGGCAGGCCAACCCCCGGCCATCATCTCTTCACTGTTGGAACCCGACGGCTTCAACGGCTGCTGTGTCTGAAAGCTTCCTTCTACCCGAACCTCCAGGCTCCCAGTGACCCCGTAGACTAAGTACAAGCGTGACGCAGTTCGAATGCCACGAACAATATCGGCCACTGAGCGCCGGCGCCGCAGAGCCAGATTGCACTGGAACCGAGGTTGCGTTTGGAGTACTCCGTTCAAGTCCGAAACCTGCAGGGACTCTTCGCAGAAGACCGCTGCGTTGGCAACGCTCGCCAAGTCGATTTCATCGGTCGTCCAGCCGCTTCTACGTAGCAAATCAAGCAGCACCCAGGCAGGATTATTGCTGAGCACCTCACCCGCGTATCCCCCATCTTGATGATAGGTTGGCAGCTTTCGTCCTTGAAGCAGAACCTTCACTTGAGGGATTGCCTTGCCATCACTCACTCGATTGGGAACCGATACTGCCAGATATGCCATGCTGCCGTATGGATCGCCAAGCGGATTCCCCAACGAATCAGTGAACTCCAGATTAAAGCCGCCAGAGCGGCTTCCGCTATTCACCAGGTTGTACCACCCCGACGAGGTCATCTGTTCACCATGAATCCCCGCCGGAATCTCGACTCCATTCACGACGACCTTCAACACACCTTCGATCTCTCCTAGCCCCAGCAACGCCTCGAACCGTGTCAGGTTCCCGTCATTCCGAGCAAACACGACCGGAGGTTGCACCCACGCTGTCCCATAAACGACCGGAACAAAGTCGTTATACCGAGCCTCGTTCTCACTCACGTTCGATGACTTGGCCTGTCGCTCTCCGTGTCCGCGGACAAGAACCGATGCCGGAACGAATTCAATTCCGCCGAATCTCCTGGTCACGTTCCCGCGGGAATCTTTATCCAACATTCCCCGCTCCTGGCAGGCTGCCCGCGTGAAGTCGCAGCTGTTAAACGGCACTGTTCCGTTGAGGTTTCCAAGTCCTCCCGGGCTTCCAGCCGAATACCCGCACCGATAGAAGAGAGAATACTTACCTTGCTCACCCCCGTTTACCGCCTCTGCCTGTTGAGAGTCCGTCGCAGGGAATGTCCATGGGCAGCGGCGCTGAATTCGTACTTCCGGGAGCATGAAGCGCTGAAGGTTGAGACGGCTATGGGCACTCAGTCGCACGGTTGATTCTGTCAACTCATCTGGGGGATTCATCAACCCTTGGAAGATAACGATTTCTTCTGAGGCTGGTACGCCGGCTCGCAAGTCGAAGAACAGAAATCTGGCAGTCACCTTGGCGCCCTTGAACGACTGCGCGCGAGTCACCTGCGAAATATAGGAATCCGCGTTGGCGAGAGTGATGGACAAGCGAGACAGCGTGTCAACACCTTCATCGCCTCCCCACTTCATGTCGAAAAGATTGTGTCGTATTACTCTGGGCGCGTACTGTTTGTCCCCAAGTGTGACTTTATGAGTGCTCCAATGTTCTGCGTATCCGTTCGCAAGGACGCAATCGAAGGCTACTACTGGCGTTTCCGAGATTTCCTGTTCTTTAAGCTCGCTGATTGTTCTCATCGTCTTAGGTCTCCAGTCCGTCCGGAGCGGTAATGCTCACCTTGACTGTGTAATCGTTTACCCCCTCGCAAGTAATCACGAGTGAATCGTCCCTAAACCGTGCTCTTTGATACACTCCTCCGGAGCCTGTGGTCTTCTGATAAGCGGATGGCTCACGTTGTCCTTCCACCTGTAGGCCAACCACGTCGATGGATGCACCGGCCGGCAGTTCGATCCCAAACGTTGTCGAAGATCCCTCGCCCAGGCCCCCTCCCGTACTATGGATCCGCCTCCACGCTGGGCCGATCTCACTCTCCTGCCACAGACTGTCTGTCCCGCTCCTCCACCCCAAGCGAACCTTCCCGGCGGCACTGCCTCTGAAGTAGCCGGAGAAGCAGTAGGTGTAGGACCCAGGGACGGCTAATGTCTGCTCGACGCTCTGCACAATTTGTCCGCCGTTCACCATTCGCGTCGCCCGCGTGGTTCCCCATAGGTCGCTCACGCCCCCGCTTAGCAGTAACCCTGCGCCCTTTAGCCACGCCGCATGGCTCAAGTCTTCGCTGTACGAAAGTAGGTTCCCCGCTGGATCGAGAAAGCTAAAAGTGAATAGTGATCCTTCACTCTCCTCGAACAGGTCTGCAATCCGGCTCGTTTCACGCCCGGTAAGCCCTCGCAGTTCTAGATCCCATTCACACTGTCGCGCTCGGTCGTCTGCAAACAGGAATCGCCAATTGTCGATCGACTCGTTCACGATCGTACGAGTCTTATGGCGTACCACGACTGGGTATTGAGCGAGCGAACCAGATTCCAATTGTGGAAAGAACGGCATCCCCTAACCTCCTGCCTTGTGAATCCACACAACAGCCAACCCTTTTTCTTGCTCCGCCAAAGACCATTGACTGTCATCCTCTCCTAAGTGACAGCCTTCGTAAGTAACGCCGTCAAATGGGTCTGTGAACGAGAACGTCCTGCTCCTTCCTCCCTGCGCTTTTAAGAACTCTGCAACGCGAACGAGCTCATCGCCAGTCAGTTTCTCGAGGCGCACCATCCATGCACGGACCACGCCTCCGCACTGCCGAAACCGCTGTTCGCTGCCGTCGACGAATCGAACAGCGACATTTCTAAAGCGCCTCGCTTTCACGGTCGGATATTGCAATACCGCTCCGGTGTTCAGTGTTGGGAAATCCATGGCTCACAGCTCCGCCATAACATCGTTTACCGAGTGCATGTTCAGCATGGCATCACGCACCGCCCTTGCAATATCGTCGCTGTGTTCTAGAAACGAACGGCTATCCATAGTCTGCACCTGCACTGTAATTTGCGGACTCATGGCAGTAGGTCTGGGTAGAGACCGAACAAGTCCATCCTGACCGTAAGCCACATTCGAGAAGCCGCTCAAATCTCCCTGGGGCAACGCCGCCTCGAGTCTTACGGGGGCTGGCTGGACATAGGGAATCACTTCGACGGCTGGCTCCTTCTTGTCCTGACTGAACAATTTCGAAATCCCGCTTACCGCGGCCCCAAGCCCACCTGCAAGGTTGAGCCACCCACTTCCACCCCCAATGACACTCGACACGGTCCCGGCTACATCACGAAGCCTGGCCGCTGTGCCCTCAGCCAGCGCCATTGTATTTTGTTCGACAGTTGCCGTTTGTTGTAAAGACGCCGCCTTAACCTCTGCCATGGCCAGGCCCAATTGCGTCATCTCAGCCGTTAGCGCCTCGGCTGACTTCCCGGCGTAGGACGGGCTGTCCTTGGATTCGGTTTGCGCTTCTACTAACTGCCGGATGCTGTCGGCGGTAGCACGCTCAGACGTGGCGCCCCAGAGGCCGCCACTTAGCGACTCCATCAGATCCCCCGCCCCGCGTGTCGACAGAATCATCGCTAGTTGGGTTCGAATATCAGTCTTGTCCATTTGCAAACTCCCTCGCTCTCTCGTTCTCCAGAATCCAAAACGCATCGGCCTTCCGCGCAGTCATCTTCAAAAGGCTGGGCGTGCAGTCTGTCCTCCAGATTTCATACTCCTCAAGCCAGGCATAGGATTCGGCGGTAATCATTGACCTCGGACAACGTTCCGCCACAACATTCCGCCTGGCCCACACTACTTTGGGTGGAGTTGATTCAGACGCTTTCAACCAACCACAGCGTCGGGCCGCTTCCAAGCCGTCTTTACGACACGATTCGCAGTTCCATGCGGCTTGGTTCGCATATTGGAAGTGGAACGCGATTGCTAGTTTTTTCGCTCTTCCTCCGAGAGGTTGGTTTCTTTTCGAATTGCCGCCAGAATCTCGGCTACTAGCGGCTCTGGCCCGCTTTCGATGAGTGTGTCCGGCCCAGCCTCGCACCCATCAATCGAAAGTCCCTCAATTCCGACCAGCCCCCACTTCAGGTAGATACGATCTATTTCGTGGTGCGCTATGCTCGCTTCAATTTGGTCTTCGATCCCACTTCCAGCCGCGTGAAACGCTCCCCGAAGTCCGATCTCCCTGAGTCTCTTCGCCAGTTCGATTCGCCGCCCCAGAGACATGCGCGCCACTTTATACCTCACCCCCGGCAACGTTATCGACTGGTGCTCTGCTTGGCTTGTGTACTCCATGTTGTCCTCCTAAGCGAATGCGACCACAACTTCATCGTTCGCGAATCCCTGCGCCCGGCAGTTCCGAAACCGCCACCGTAGTCTCGTCTCTTCGTCGTCGAACTCAGGAACCTCCGGAACGACTGTCGGCAAGTACAAACCGCATAGTTGCCCTTCCTGCATGCCCAACTGGAGCATCATGCCCACTGGCGAGCGCTGACTCGCCGCCTCATACAACGCAAGTGTCTCGGGCCTCGTATTACTCACCAGAAGAATGTCCAGTCCCACCTCGCGCTGACCCGAGATCACACATAACGCCCGGTTTGCACCGAAGTCGCGCCGGCTCAGATCCGTGTTGTTTCTGACACTGAGTTCCGCCTCGACTACCGTGTGAAACTGTTCTGGCGTGGCGCCGAACCAGGCTTGGCCCATGCTCCCCGGCACCAGCGAGAATCCCGCAACATCACTTTCCGGCTCTGCCGGATAGCTCGATAGACCGGCTTGTCCATCCACGAAGCTGCGGCTGTCCAGGAGTTCGGCTGCTTCTCCGACAAACCGGAACTGGTGGAAGTCGCCGTTCAGCGATACTCGCATCTCGTCAACCGCTGCGCCCGTGAGGACGCGTTGAACCGCCTCCGCCGGCTCCCAGTAGTCGAATACGCTCACGCTAGGAAGCGAGCTTGCGGGCAAATATGTGATTGCCCTGCCCACTGGATCGCCCGGCTGTGGTACCTCGCTCAACGGAGCGTTCAGAACAACAGTCAGTTCATCGACGACATTCGAGACAAATCGGATTTCCGCCCCAAATCGAAGCGCTTGCCCTACTCCAAGTGCATGCGGCGATACGAGCGTGATTCGGTCCCCGCTTATCGCCGATTCGACAGTTCCGCCGTCAAACGTCACACCAACTCCACCAAGCGCCGCCTGGAATAGTGCCCCATAGCACGGTTCCGCTTGCCCCTCTGTCCACCCCGTCATATATGTCTGAAGATCAAAGGTCACTCGCTTCCGCATTCCCGCGGGTGCTCCGATGAACGTTCTGCCGCCGGTTTTGTCGCGCCGTCTTGGCCGCTCAACGATCTGACGAATCCCCAGTTTCACCGCTGGTATCCGGTTCTCGGCCGTTGCCGCACCAGCTTCTCCGAAGCTCTGCTCAAGGGCGGCGTAATATCTGTTATTGTTTGAGGATATGTAACAGTGCATTCTTCCCTCCCGTTTCTAGGCGACGTTTACTTCCAGCGACAGCCCTACTTTCGCAGTCTGGGCGAAATTTTTGCCTCCCTTTCCTATCGGTTCAAAGCGCACGTCGTAGCGCCCTGAATAGTAGAGGCCCTCGCTCAACTCCCCTCGACTCCGATCTAACACTCGGAGGACCGCCTCAACACAACCTTGCGTTTCCGCCTCAAGTCTGTCGAGTCGGTCCGCCGAGTGGCGAATCTCGACAACCATGTCAACCTTGCCCGAGAACTGCTGGAACTTTTGCCGCAGTGAGTTCTCGACCCTCACACAGTAGACGACAATCTGCGGATACTTCATTCCCTTTGTACGGTCACTCAGCGCGATCGAATAGTTCCCTTTCGACACGCTTATTGGGGTATCACTCGGCAGATCAGTCAGTCCTGTCTGCCGAAGGGCATTCATCTGCGCACCGATACCATCTCGAGACGTCAACATGTCCCCAAGCACTTCCGTCGCCCTTGTGCTTACCGCTAACATATTCTTCCCCCTTTAGAAGACCCGTCTCTTTCTCACAAAGTATTCGGGACTCTGCCCGGATGGCGCGCTCGCGCCAAGTACGGTTCCGCCGACAGGGAGAGTCCATGAGCCGCCCGGAGCCAGCGGAGACTCGTTCTGCCGCATTGTCTGATCTGCTGAATCGCCCACATACACGTCCCATCCGGTGTACTCTCCCGCCATCACACCCGCTTCTACGCTCGGAACTTCTCCCGGCTCCGCCTCAACTACCACCGCGTCGCTTGCGGCCCCACTCTCTCCCATCGAATTTCTCCACGCTACGCGTACGGCGTAGATTCCTCCCGCTCCCGCACCCGGCACCATGCTCACTATAGGCATCGAGGCCCTTAGTACGGGACTGTTCACGAGCCCAACACCCAGTTCCATCAATAGTTCTGAAGTCTCTCTCGCCATCTCCTTGAAGCTCTTCCACTTCCCCAGGTAGCGATCATTCAACTGGCTGCTATAGGCATCCCCGTAAACCTCTGCGAGCGTGCGAAGTACGTGCCATCGTTTGAGTCCAGGCGTCACGACTACACGCCTTAACTCGCGATCTCCACCGGATCCCAAGTTTCCGGTGCGCAGAAGAAACACCGAGAGTTCCAGTTCCATGGCCTGCCGCGCCACGTCGAGCTTAGCCGTCACTGAGATATTCTCATTCCTCGCTGTATCGAGGATCGAGCTGTCCACCGCTTGTAAGTCTTCAATAGTCGAGGCCGGTCCGTCAATTAGCAGCGCCATAACTGTGCCTCTTTCCCTACTCGTCCGTCTGCAACGACTTCCGCAATGCTTCCAGACCGCCCCGCGAAAACACGTCCAGAGCCATCCTCTTCTGCTGCTCCTCTGCAATCTGCCGAACATGCTTGGCCCGCAACTCCGCGTAGTACTCTTGAGCCTGTGCGGGGCTGGCAAGAGTCGCCTTGTCGTCGGCAATCAGCCGCGCCGCCGCATCCCTCGTGACTTCAGTCAGAATTCCGGCGCGTCCACCGTCGTCTGTCTTATTACTGACCACGACGGCGAACTCGCTCTCAATCGTCCGTGCGATTTCACGAATGTTGTTGTAATATTCCCTTAAGTTCATGTCTTCCTCCACATTTCACAGGGCGTGCCGCGGTTCCCCCGGCACGCCCCGTCTCTCTTTCCTCTCCCGTCGATGCGAAGACCGCTAGCTCTTCACCTGAACACCATGGTTGTTACGCAATACGCCGGCGCCGTACAGAACGTCGACCGTGAATTGCTGTGCCAACGTATTCGGCTGATAGCTCATGACTACGCGCATCCCGAAGTTGCCAAGTTCAGCGTACTCAGCGATTGCTCCAGTCCCGGGCAACGGTTGCGGCAGCCGCCTCACCACCAACCCCAGGGCGTTCCGCGCAAAGGCCATGTTGTTCGTCGTCACAGGGCCACTCCCTGTCTTCGGCACAAACTGCGACCGGAACACAAAGAAGTCCTTAATCTTTCCAACACTTCCTTCCACCAGCGCCCGCAGACCCGCCTCACCCGCCGTTTGAAACTCGCTGAAGCGCGGAATCTGCCGCATCTGTGAATACGCTTCACCGCTGACAATCAGATATTTCGGAGAGCTCGCGGGAACCTTCGCGTTGAACAACGCCGTCTCCGCCGCATCAATCGCGGCCTCGGTGAGTGCACTCCCCGCAGTACCAACTGGCGCGTTCGACGTAAACTGCGAGTACAGTCCCAGCAGGTCAGCCTCGATCTTCTCGGCCAGCGCCGCCACGGCGGGCTCCATATACAGCCGAAGAAGATCCGGTACTGCCAGAATTTTGGTCACATCCGGAATCTGAAACGTTGCTTCGGCATGCGTGTTCAGCGCAATCTGAGCATTCCCCAGTGACGGGTTCTGTGTAATCACAGATCCGCCATCCGAGATATTGTTCGCCACCAGCGTCGGAGGGATAGGCACATTCACCATATCGCCGGCCTGCGCCAGCACGGGCTCGAAATCCCGGTTCACCAGGTTACCCATGACAAGGTTTCCCATCAAGGCCGGCAGCGCATCGGCTGCGACCAGCTTTACGATCGCTTGTGCGACATTCGAAGATGTAATTGAAGGCATTCTCTTTTTCCTCTTTCTCTCTCAATCGGTCTTTCTCTAATTCCCAGGCTGCAGAGCGATCCGGGCTATCTCTTTGCGGATCTGCTCGAGTTCGCGAGGGTCCATTCCCGGCTTGATTCGGTCCAGGTCAAATGAACCTGTTGTCCCCGTGGATCGATTCGCCAGTGTTGTTCCCGATCCTCCTGTCATCCGCGCCGGTAGAAGTTCAGGGTTCTCATGGACAAACTTCGTCAGATAGTCCCGCAAGTCCACCTGACTCTGTCCATCACGAGCGATGAAACGGCCGTCCTCGGCACGTCCGACGTCGTCTTTGACGGCGCGATATGCTAGGTCTACCTTCACGACCCCCAGTCGCTGCAGCTCCGTCCGGATCGTCGACGTTCGCTCAGCTTCCTCGGCACGCTCTTTTGAACGCCGGTTCTCCTCCGCCAGTTCATTCATGCGGCGTTCCAACGTTTCCCGCTTTCTCCGCTCTTCCTCCAGTTCCGCCTTATAGGCCGGCTCGCTCTTACTTTTCTGGAGTTCCATGTACTCCGAAAGAACCTCCGCGATCACTGATCGCATCGGCTTTCCTTCGCTCTCGATCTGGTTCGACTCCTCAGTAGTCATTTTCTTGCTCTTGACCTCCCTTGGTCTCCTCTATCTCTCTGTGACATCGTTTGCATTGTCGATCTCTCCGGCTATCCTGTCCTTCACCTCCTGGCGAACGTCGCTTAGGTACTTGAACGCGACCTTCTTGTATACTTGCTGCTTCAATGTAGGCGAGGCGATGCCAAGAGACAGTAGGTGTCTGGCGTCCTCCAGCTCTCCACTGAAGTCGGCAATGTCAAACTCCTCCAGGCCCGATACGTCGATTGAGATTTCGTCCTGCCGTGCTGCAATGATTGCCCTCAGCACGCGCTTTAGACTGTCCTTCACGGCATCTCCAAATGCCCGTAGCACCTCTTGCGTGATGGCATAGTCTCTTAGCTTGCTCAGTCCCGACTGAATAGTCGGCTCACCGGCGAGGTGCTGAAGATATGACACACGGTAAATCTCGTGTTGGAGGCGTTTCAGATTATCTGCTGCGATTTGGTAGACATTGCCGGCTGGCTCCGTCCATCCGAACTTATCCTGTGGGCCCAGTTGAATGTAGTAAGAGTCTCCGATGATCTGGCTCCACTCCCGCTCCGAGTAGATCACAGGCTGCGCAAATAGTCCCTGGCTCAGCGCCCAGCCCAGTGCGTTCGACTTGTTGAAGTGCTCTAGCTGTAGTAGCGCCCCCCGGTTCATTAGCCAAAGCCCTTCGGGCATCCGTAGATTAAAGAGCGGCACCTGCCCTAGGTGTGCAAGACCATGCGTTCCGCTGTCAGTGAGATGCGTGTCTACCTCCCCCTCCAGCTGCTGGTACACTTCGAAGCGCTCACGGTCAAAATGTGTCCACTGAGTCACACGCGACCACTCCGCGGTGCGAAAGCTTTGCTTTCGGAGGTGACTGTTCTTCAATACTACCCAGTCGAAGTCTCCTCTATCGTCCACGCTCCAATTGATCAGCATCTCTGGTGGACAGTGGCTGAGGTACGCGCTCGATGTCCCCATTTCGTTCTCTTCTGCACGGCTTTGCGGCTTCTTCGAGGCGCGTGGGAAATCCACTAGTATGTAACTGGATCCACACACGAGGCTGTCAAGCATGGCCTGGCGGTAGAAGTCGGTGAGTGAGGTCCCCCTTCGATCGCAATCCTCCGAGAAATTTGCTACGAACGATTTGGCTGCCGGATCCTTTCCCTCGACTATCAACAACGGCTCCCGTCTGAATAGCGTCGCAACATACCAGTCGACGATTGAGCCGATGTAGTTTTCATAGAACACTCTCGCCAACCGCTCTCCGTAGACTTCCAGTGGCTCTTTCTGACGCCGCAGAAGGTATTCCGTCGAGTGCGCTCGGAATTGTTCTCCGCCGACGTATAAATCGCGGTACTGCCTCAGCAGTCTCTTACGCGCGGCGTAATCGGGATGCTCCGCGTCGATCTCATGGGCTACGTGTTTTAGCATTTGATCTCCAAGTTGGCGTTAGCCGTCGGCGGGGCTCGTTCCGCAAACCTCACCGCCGCACTCAACGTACCGCCCGGTTTTGCGATTGAGACAATTGATTTCTTGGATATCGTTGAAAAATAAGCAGAAAAGAAATTTGAATTAGTTGTGAATGGGTTTTTTTTGACGAAGCGAACAAATAGCGTATTCAT